ATAGAGGGTCTACTTGCACGAGCCGACGTTCGCCCAATGGCAGGAGAAGGCGTTACTAAAAGAAACAAAATGACTGGTGAACTTGAGATAGTTATACCCAAAGCTGCGAACAGCCCTGAGATGCCTGTTATGGACTTGGATGAACACTATGATAAGTTCGTGGAGATTCTGGGAGAAGAACACGCGGCGGCTGTGAAGACTATATTCACATACATGAACACCCTAAACAAAAGAGCCGCAGGTATTCGTGGAACCCAGAACAAAGCGAACACGTTACGAAACGGCCTCACTAAAGCCTTCAGTTTTGTGAGAGGGCAAATCGGTCTGCCCTACCTCGCAGGTGACTTAGCTATTCGCATCGCAGAGGATGCTCGGATAGACATGTACAAGCTGATGGCAACAAACGAAGATGCCGCCTTGCTAACAAGTCAGCTACTGCGAAACATGCCTGTTAAAAAAGAAGAGGCACAGAGGCTGGGTAATCACCTGATGAGTTTTGTAATCTTAGAAATAAACGCAGCAGGACAAGACGTGACCTATTACGTAGAACGTCAAAAACAACTATTGGAGCAACAGAATGAAAATGAACAATAAAAATACCCGCAAGTCATACGCCTACGGGTCTATGGTTCGCAAACCAATGCAGATGGGTGGTAGCATGTCTACCAGCATGAATCCAATGATGCCCCGCGCACAACAGTCCATGCCGGAGCCAATCACTCCGATGAGTGACAAGATGGACAAGATGGCTATGGGCGGGAAGATGAAGCCTGTACCCTCAGGCAACTCCGGTCTTGGTAAGCTGCCTAAGGATGTGCGTAATAAGATGGGCTACATGGCCCACGGTGGAAAGATGAAGAAGTCCTAAACGTACCGACTAGAATTGTTCATCACGTCGTCGCCTACTTCTCTCAAGTAACGAACTAGGCTGGCAACCTTGAAGGTACCCTCGTATTCCGAAAAGCCGTGTTCCATAGTCTTGACGAACTCCTCAGGGTCTACCGCCTGATAATCCAACTCGACATTCCCCTCAGTGTTCATACAACACGTGAGGGTGAATAGTTCTACCCTAGCCTTCTTTGCCATCTTTATAAGCCTTTATCACATCAGTTGAAAATAGCTTCTGAAGGTTGACTAAGTACATACGAGCCGCACCGTTATCCCCGCCGGATACGGTGCGTTTTTCGTCGAGGTTGTCGATGATGCGCTTGAGGGACGGGACATCGAACACGAGGGTTGCAAACGTCTCATCACCCACACAGAGGTTGTGGAACCAGTAGTCTGATTCTGTAGCAGCGATGCCTGACTTCTTACCCCTGCACTCATACTCGATGGCGATATTACCAGTACGCATCCACATACCCCGCTCGGACTTCACCTCAATCTTCTTGTCCTGTAGCATATCTGCAACACGCTTCTCTCGCACCTTTCCAAAGGACAGGTCGATATCAAACTTCTTGCGGTTGGCTATGGATGGTTCGAGATTATTCATCGTCAGTATCCTTCTTTGTAGACTGTGCAAGAGACTTGTAGAACGTCGTCTGTGCCGCCTGTAGTTGGGTGAGCCTGAAGTTATGCTCTGATATCTTAGAGCGTATGTCACGTATCTGAAGCACGATGTACTTCTGTGTTTCGTCTAGGTCATCGACATTGTACTCAACATCGTTGATAGTCACGGTGTTTTTTTGTTTGTCCATCTACTTACTTCTTTTAAATTTACGTCCTACAAAGAAGACTGTTACGTTGATTAGGGTGTTGACAGTGATAGCCCCTAAGAGCCACCACTGCCACCAGTTAGGCCAGTCTACGCCATCTATCATGCGGCTGTCAAGTCTACAACTTCACACACACCAGCCGTACAAGCCAGTTCGCGGGAACCCGTGGTGTTGTCTTCTTTTTCAAACTCAGTGAGCTTGTTCCAGTCGATGCTGACCTCACCATACTGTAGCTTCCACTCAGTGTACTCATCAACGTTGATGTCCTGATAGGGAGCCTGCTGATACGTGTGGTCACTGTGTGGCAAGAATGACACACCAGAGGCAACCTCGAAATTCTCATACACCCACGCACCCACTTCCATCCACTCTTCCTCTTTGACAGAGATAGTCACAGATGGCTTGTGTTCACACCAATGTATGGCGTATGTTTTCCACAGTTCTAGCTGGTCGATAGCAGTCATCTGTGTACGAGTAACAGCCCCTTGCGGGGACTTCATCGCAAAACTAAAGACAGTTGTGCTGTCCGGTTTCATCACGTCAGGCTCGTTGTGTATTCCTTGTTCGATAAGGAATTGCGTCAACGGGTCTTTGTTGTCTCCACGTACTGTGCGGATGTAGTAATCATTGTGACGTGCGTGAATACCACTAGCGGTGTCTGTTAGTTGCGACACAGTACCCGACGGCTTTACACAGGTGATTGCAGCGGAACGAGGGATTCCAAGCATCTGGGCAAACTCCTCGTTGGTATCCACGGCTACCTGACGCATCTCTTCTAGCCAACGCTTGCTGTCTGCGTTCTTCGACAGAACTGGATGGTCCATGATACCAGTCAAGGATACGCCCAACAAGCGTTCTTCTTCTGTGTTGTCTTTCCATATCTTCCTCAGGTACTTGAAGTTGGTTAGGGTGGACTGCATGGTGCCGATGATTGTAGCCACACGTACCTTGCGCTTCAGGCTCTCAAGGTCGTCTGATTCACGAACCATGACTTCTGATAGATTACAGAACTGATACGGGCGTAGGATGATTTCGGAACACGGGTTGGTTCCCCACATGTGTCCTGTCTCACGTCTGCCATTACGAGCAACCTGCTTGTCTGCCGCATCACGATTGAAGATACCCCGCTCACCAGACTTGCTGTCGTACAAGGCAAGCCATTCACGCAAGAAGGTACCCATCTCAGGCTTACCCTTGTAGGCTACAGAGTTGTTAGCCAACGCACGTTGTCCCTCGTTCTCCCACCACATACCAGACTTGGCGTGTGCCATCTGGTCATCATTGAGGTTGCTGAGAGATATCAAGGCTGACCGACGTACACCGCCAACAACCACAATCTCGCCCACCTTACACATCAGGTCGTGGCACTCGATAGGAAACAGCTTACGTCCTGCCGCCTTCTTGAATGTCTCTATGGTAAAAGAGAACAACTCCTGAAGAGGTTGCGGCCCTGATGCTCTGCCGCCCATAACCTTGAGGCGTTCTCCTGCCGCTCTCACAGCAGACATATCAATCTGGGGTATCTGCCCTGCATACAACAGCGCAACGAGTTCGCGGTATGCCTTGGCCCATCCCGGCTTGCTGTCGCCTACTTTGATGACAGTATCCGTCTTGTGAAAGTTGTCAGACACGACAGGCATCTTATCCACGTTCTCACGTTCTACTGAGAATCCGACTCCTGTTCCACACATAAGTATATACATACACTCATCAAAACTACGGGGGCTATCCACAGGGATATAACTACAATTAAATCCAGCCACGTTATCTCGCTCAAGGGCCTCTCCTGCTGTCATCATAGCCCGCATAGAGGGCATGACATCCTGACTTAGTATGCTCTGTTCTATCTCAGCTACGTCAGAATCACCTAGTTTGTGAGCTAGTTTGCTAAAAACGTGCTCTTTCATAAAGTTGACATACCGAGATACGGTCTCGTCCCAGTTCTCTCTGCGCTGGTCATCTTCTATCCAACGTGCATATCTGGACTTGTGAATGAACTGCTGATAGGCAGTGGGTAGTAGGTTACTCATCTTCTTTGTTCCCTTCCTTCGGGTAATATACGTTTACATCACTGCCACAGTTCGGGCAGGACAAGTTTGTTATCATGGAGTACGACTCATCTTCATGGTCTATGTCGTGGTCGCCGCCCCATATCAATTCTGTACCACAGTGCCAGCAGTTCATGGCGACACTTCCTTGATTAGTCTTTCGAGGTACCAGTGGGCTTTCTTGAGGTCCTCGACTCCGTTTTTGTACTCGTGTCTCCATAGGTACTTGATAATGTTTCCTTGGAGATAGGACTTGTAGCCTGTACCTGTTGCCGCCTTGATTGCCTCAATGCACTCGATACCTGCCTGATTGTAGTGTGGCGGTTTGTTGACCATGTCAGCATGTTCGTGCTTCCTTCCTGCTTCGTTGAGTTCCTGCATCTGCCGCTTCATGTACTCTTCGTGGCGTATCTGGTCCATCATCTCTCGTCCCCGTCTCCGCTAATCTTGCCGCGTCTCGCTCGGTCTTGTAGCTTGTTGATGTTGTACTGGGCGACATGTTGTAGGTCAAAGCCTATGTCACGAGACAGTGCCGCACAATACCATAACACGTCGCCAATCTCTGCGGCAAGCTCCATCTTCTTCTGCTCGAACTGCTCGACATCGTAGCCATCTCGAATGAACTTCTTTACCTTGTTGGCAATCTCGCCAGCTTCACCTGCTAGTCCCAA